CAGCGCTGGATTAAATGTAGAAAGGTTTTGTTGAATATAACTTTCTAATTGTGTTGCAGCATCGGTCCATGCCTCCGCCTGAGTCGTAGGAGCAGGTGAAGATACAGTAGTAACTTCATTTTCGGTATATGTAACTTTAAATGTATCCACTCCACCCACTTTATATTCATAAACTGTACCAAAAGCATTTTCTTGAGCAAGCACGATGTTTAATTGATTATCAATCAAGAAGAACATATGAACCGTAACAGTGTATTTGCTATTGCTGTTGGTATCAGCTACACCTACAGCTGCTTTTAACTCTGTCCTAAGCTCACTGTTTAACTCTGTAAGACTTGTGCCAGAGGGGAAATTGTTGTCAAAGTCGTTATCGGTAGCGCCACCTATTCCGGTCAGACCATCAAGAGTCTTGGTAATGTCTATATTAATTACGTCATTATATGCATCGACAGTTGCTTTTAAGATCGATCCTGTAATGGTATAGAATCCTTGATCGATATTTCTTTGAATATCGGTTAAGGTAATGTTTGTAGCATAATCCAGGGTTGTAGAAGCGCTGATGCTTTTAACTACAGCATTGTTTACATTTGCATCGGTTGCTCCATCTAGTTCAAGCTCAACAGAAATTCTTTGTACAAACGGAGCATTCGGATTAATATCTACATACTTTTCATTCGCATCTTCATAGTGATGAGTTGCCAAATATTCTAATGATGAACTATCTACAATCGCTGACTGAAGAACCCCTTCTTCTGTTGTAGTAATCTGCTCACCAGATAAGAATGAAGGATTGACTGCATAATTTAGAATTTTAGTATTGAACACATATTCTGTATTGGCATTTGTTTTACCAAAGTCATATTCAATAAATGTATGATTAGCGCCGCCTGACTTAATTGTAGGAGCAGTAATCGCAACACCATCTTTAGTAATAATCCAATCAGCTAATTCTGTAAATCTATAATACACTGATGGAAGTTCTAATTTAATATATCCTTTTACATCAGTAGTCTGTGTAATTTGATAGTCATCAGAAACTCTTTCTACAATAATTTGCCCAAGATCAAGTCTTTTTCTTATAATCTTACCTTTAGACTGACCCGTACTACCTGTTAGAATACTACCAACTTTAAATTTGCTTGTAACATCTGTACGAGTTGTAATCGTTACATTCGGATAATCGTCTTTTGCTTTTTGTAAAAGGTCATTATAACTGAGCGGCCATCCTTGAATTTTAATGTCATCATTCATAATTGCAAAAGTCCAATGAAGATCTGATCTACCGTATAACTTTTGTGATACCTGATCTGGACGATCGCCATTCTGAATATCATAGTAGGTGTAGAATGCAGCATCATCTTTAGCAATATCTAACAAGTCAACATAAACACCCATGTTCTGAAACACAGTAGGTCCTGGCTGATTACCAAATACATAATTGACGAATGGGAAATTAGTAAAATAAGACATTAGTAACCTTCCTCAATCTTCTGTTTATCCAGTGTCGTCTCTTCCTGGAACGATAAAGAGATACCAATCTCATTAAACTTACTGTCAGTATGGAATGATCCGGATCTAGGATTATATTGTGTTTGTACTGAAGTTAAGTAACAGGGTAGGATCTTAGTAGCTACCTCTTGGCCTTTGTAAGTAAGCCCGATCTCAAACTTAGTAGGAAACTTGTAGAGCGCCCCAGCTGGTCCAGCTCTCTCAGGGTAAAGATTAACACGAAAGAATTTAACGATCTCTTCAGATGCTGCTGCTTCATCTGGGCTTGCAGGAACCATTGTAAAGTTGAAGCTAAACTGTCTTAGTGCAACATCTCTAAAGATCGATCTTCTATGCGGGTTTGCTGTGATACCAGTTCCCATTGCGATCGCATCGCTTAGGCCACCAGGAGCGAATCTTTCTGCCAATCCAGCAGCTGCTTCTCTGCCTTGTGCGCCAAACAGATTGGAAAATATTTGATCTGAAATGGAAGAAGCGGTGCTTGTAGCTGCCTGTATACCTCTAACACTAGGATCTCTGTAAACATTACTAGCTGTATTAGCTACTGCAGATCCAATAATACCTAGATCAGTGTTCTCATATTGAACACCATCCTGGAAATTTAATCCCTGCGGAAGATAAAGATTTACTGTTCCACCTGTAGTGGTGATTGTTTTGTCCCCAATTCTTTGATCTCCGCCAACAACGGCTGCAGCTAGATTTGGGTTGCTAGTTCCAATAGCTGCCATTCTCTGTCCACTCGTTGAAGAATTCAAAGCAGTAAAGCTAATCCTGCCTTCGTATTTCTCATCTCTTTCAATTGGGAAATTTAATGCCACTTTTTTTACCTATAAATACCTTTAGTCTTTAATTATTTATATGGCTTGAAATGAAAACCTACAAGGGAAGATATAAAGTAAAGAATCCTGCCAAGTATGATGGTGACCATACACAAGTTATTTATCGCTCCTACTGGGAGAAGTTCGTCTTTATGTGGTGCGAAAAGCAAAGTAACATTAAATCCTGGTCATCTGAAGAAACTGTAATACCATATATTAGTGCGGTAGACAACAAATATCATAGGTACTTTGTAGATTTAAAAATAAATACTACAGATGGTAGAACTATACTTATCGAGATTAAACCAAAGAAACAAACTAAGCCACCTGCTGGTAAGAGAAGGACGAAAAGGTTCATTAATGAATCATTGGAATACGTCAAGAATCAGTGCAAGTGGAAAGCAGCAAAAGAATACTGCCTGGATCGAAACTGGCAGTTCCAAATCTGGACCGAAGACACCCTACGAAGTATGGGAATGAAAACGTAAATGGCAAATCTATTTCAGAAATTAGAACTAGAAGCATTCCGTGCAGGTATCACACCTAGATCAAAAGAGTCTATGGCATGGTTCCGCAAGAAGGCAGCACAGCTTACACCTAGTAGATCGGGTCTTCTCCGTGACGAATCCGTTGAGCTGAAGAGCAGGCCTGCAATGGGTAACATGTACATGTACTTTTATGATCCAAAGCACAAAGAGACGCTGCCATACTATGATAGATTTCCTTTGATTATTATGATCGATCGTGCACCTGGCGGATTCAGAGGACTAAACCTACACTATCTTCCATTAGACTTACGTGCCAAGTTCCTAGATGCTCTCCTAGACACTATAAATAATGACAGATATGATGAAAGTACTAGATTTAGATTGTCGTATGACTTGTTAAAAGGTGCGGCTAAGTTTAGACAGTTCAAGCCTTGCTTTAAGAGATATCTGTCTACTCATCTAAGATCTAGGCTTGCTTTGGTGTCACCTCCAGAGTGGGAGATCGCAACGTTCTTACCAACTGCTGACTTTGAGAAGGCATCTAAGACTACAGTATACAGAGATTCTAGAAGAAAGATGGTAGCTTAATGGCAAGCATTGAAGAACTAAAAGGAAGATTCGCACAAGGCGTATCTCGAGCAGACCGGTACAGAGTAATCTTACCGACAGAGTTTGGTGGCGATGCTAGATCGATTGATGCTCTATGCCGTGCTGTTAACATTCCTGGACGTCAGATCGTAACCAATGAAAGAACAATTGGTATGATGTCGCAGAAGATGCCATATGGTTTCTTATCTGAAGACGTTAACCTTACATTTCTCCTCGACCAAGATTACTCAATGAGAACATACTTTGAGAACTGGCAAGAGCAGATCATCGGATTCGACACATACGAACTAAAGTATAAAAGCGAATACGCCAAGACAGTAGTTATTCAGCAGCTAGACCATGGTGATAACTCAGTGATATATGCTTGTAAACTGCTAAAAGCCTTTCCTACAACAATGCAAGCAATCGAACTTGGTGACGAAAACCAGAACCAATTAGTACAACTTAGCGTTCAACTTTCCTATACTGACTGGGAACGAATTAGATAATAATGGAGATACATTATGGCTTTGCCAAAACTTAATGAGACGATCAAGTATTCTACAAAAATTCCATCAAGCGGCGATACAATTCGATTTAGACCATATCTGGTAAAAGAAGAAAAGGTCTTGATGATTGCTCTAGAACAGGGTGATGAACTTGGATCGCTTGAGGCAATCTGCGATACTCTTGAGTCTTGTATTGATGAAGAGATTAACGTAAGAACCCTTCCGATCTTTGACATCGAATATTTGTTTACTCAGATCCGTAGCAAGTCCGTAGGCGAGTCTAGTGATATTAAAGCGAAGTGTGCCGAGTGTGAAACATCTAATGAGATTAAAGTAGATATCTCAAAGGTTGATATTAAAGTTCCTAAGGGAGCTAATGCAAAGAAGATTAAACTGTCTTCTGATATTACTTTAGAAATGAAGTACCCTACTTTGAAAGACATTGGCCCTAAAATGGTTAAATACAAAGGGAGCCAAACTGATCAGGCATTTGATATGATTGCTGCTTGTATTAGCGCAGTTGAAACAAAAGAGGAAAGATTCTCGCTGGATGAAGAGACACCTGAAGAAGTGATGAACTTTATTGAATCGTTCTCGACAGAACAATTTATGAAGGTTCGAGATTTTATTGAAAATATGCCACGACTTAAACATGATGTAGAGTTTCAGTGTGGTAGCTGTGGCCATGATAATAAGTTGACACTGGAAGGAACCGCTGATTTTTTTTAGTATGCCTCTCTCATGATAACCTGACAAATCATTATCAGGTTAATTTTCAGTTGATGCAACATCATCATTATTCTTTGACTGAAATTGACATGATGATACCTTGGGAGAGAGAAATCTATCTTGCTATGCTAATCAACTATCTTGAAGAAGAAGCCGAACGACAGAGAGCAAAATAAATGGCAGAAGCTACACTAAATGACGTAACCGCAATGTTACAAATGCAGAACGAAGAGCAAGGTAAAACTACCTCTGCTGTCGTTGCACTTGTGCAACGTGTTCAAGGTCTAATCGATATTCAGAAACGAAGTATTCTGGATGAGGCAGAGGCTGAAAGAGAAAGGGGTAGGAATGGTGGCAAAGAACCGCCTTCTGCAACCGGAGGGCTTGGAGATGCCAAATCACCTTTTGCTATTGGTGATGCGCTTCTAGCTGGTGCGGCTTTATCTTTAGCAGCACTAGGTACATTTTTTAATCAAGAAATCGAAGAAGTTGTACAGCAAATTCGAGATGCATTTTTAAAGTTTATCGTCGATCTCCAAAAGATTGCATTCTCTATTAATAATTTATTAGTTAAACCTATTAGCGTAAAACTTCTTGCATTGATCGATAGTTTTAAAGCAGGACCAATTGGTAAGGCAATCGATGCTTTCTTTGATGTATTTCGAGGAACGTTTAGATTTATTTCTGGTGCACTTGGTAGAGCGGTTACGCTAGTTTCTGGCGGTATGACGGCACTGTTACCAAGCTTTGAATTCTTAAAAGGTATTGGTAAAATTTTCAGTAGATTATTTTTACCATTGACTATTTTTATTACTGCATGGGATACGGTTAAAGGTGCAGTAGATGGTTTTAAAGAAGACGGCATCATTGGCGGTATTGAAGGTGCTGTTGTTGGGTTCTTCAATTCGCTGATTTTTGCTCCACTCGATCTTATCAAAAAAGCTACAGAATGGCTTTTCGACCAAGTTGGTTTGACAAGTGTAGCAGATGCTATTGGCGATTTTAGCTTCCAAGAAACCTTTGCCAAGTTAGTTGAAGGAATCTTTGAGGATGTAAAGAAGATCGGTAGCTTTGTTGGAGATCTTTTTAAAGGAGAGTTTTCATTAGAAAAGGCAAAAGAAGCGCTTGGCGCAATATTCAGTCTTTCACCAGTAGGAATGATTATGAATTTAGTTGAAGGTATCGTTCCTGGTATCTTTGAGAAGGTTGGCAATGCTTTAGATTTCTTTGTAGAACAATTAAAGATCGGATCGCAAGAAGCTCTTCTGAAAGTTATGAATTTAATTCAGAATATTCCGGATCAATTAGTAGCATTCTTGAGCGATAACCTCAGAATCAGTATTCCTAAAATTGCTATTCCTATTCCAGGATTCTTAGGTGGCGGTGAATTGGTTATCGCAGAGCCAAGTGAGATTGGTGTTCCTGGCGGAGAATCGGCAAGAGCTAGAATCGCAGAGCGTAATGCTCGATTAGAAGCTCAGCTGTTAGAATTGAATAGACAGAACCTACAGAATGTTCAAGGTGTTGGAGCAGGAAGTACGACGGTCATCAACCAAAACAGTACTGTTAGTAATGCTCAATCGACGACCATCGCATCCGATATCCCAGCAGCACAAGACATTTACATGAACAAAGGACTGCTGGGAGGTGGGGGAGGCTTCTAATTAGTCTTCGTTAGCCAGCTTTGAGAAATACGACATTGTATCGTCGTCATCCTCGTCTGTAGCCGCTGTAGAGACCGGTTCAACAGTTTTCATAGGTGCAGACTCAGCAGTAACTGTCAGGTCTTCTACCTGCTGTGCAGTGAGCGTGTCACCATGACCGAGTACCATATCCAGTCGAGATTTCAGTTCATCATATGACTTGAAGGTAGACGGATCAGTGAACTCCTGGAGGGAGTGGCACTGTGCATAGATACGTTCCATCTCTTCATCGTCTGCCAGTGCACTAGGTGCGGCAAACTCAGAGCGGTCGTAGTTACGCCAACCATCCTGCTTA